ATCAGGTATGTTCTATGATAGGGATATCCGGGGTTTATGGGTAAGTGCCGAGGGTATGATATATCTTGATTTTGATTACTCTAAGCATACCTGCAGTGCAAATGATATTAAGGACATTCAATTCAAAGAATACTTCGCTGGGGTGGATTGGGGATTTGAACACTTCGGAGTTATCGCTGTTTACGGGGTTGACCATGACGGGAAATTTTACAGATTAGAGGAAACGGCTGAAAGAATAAAAGGGATTGACTATTGGGTTAAAGAAGCATTAAACTATAATGAAAAATATAAATGCAAAATGCTTTTCTATTGTGACGATGCCAGACCCGATAATATGCAGGAATTCAGAAAAGCTGGTTTAGCGGTGAGGGGTGCAAATAAATCAGTAGTTGAGGGCATAGCTCATGTAGCCTCTTTATACAAACAAAACAAAATTATGATAGTGAGAGAAACGAATAAGAATTATCTGTTAGAAATATATAACTATCGATGGAAGGAAAACTCCGTAAAGGAAGAGCCGATTAAAGAGCAGGACGATTCTATGGATACGGAAAGATACGCGCTTTTCTCTCATAACAAGAAAAATATTATAGAATTCTTTTAACACAAGGAAATTACAATGCCATACTTTAGTGGGACAGACCAAGTAAAACTACAGATGACTGTAGATCAAATCAAATCAGACTCAAAACTTATAACAGCAATTATTGAGAGATGGGAGCAATCTCACGTATATCATCACATGATCGAAGGTGAAAAGTATTATGCGGTAATACATGACATACATAAAAAGGATTTTACTAAGGCATATATTTTCAATAAAGAGATAAATGATTTTATTGAAGTTGAGAACAAGAACGCTTCAAATCTTAAAACAATCAATCCGTTTCTAAGATACCTTAACAGACAAAAGACTAATTATATAGCGGGTAAACGTATTCAGTTCACAGTTAAGGATGCAGAGAATAATACAGATGCGGAAACACTGCAGGAAGATATTAACAATGAGTTGAATGATTACTTTGAATCAACCGCTTATGATCTAGTATTACACGCCTCGAATAAAGGCTTAGAAGTTTTAATGCCTTTCATAAATGCAGACGGGAAATTTGATTATAGAATTGCGCCGGCTCAAAATATAATACCCGATTATGATGAGGAAACAGGGCAACTAATTTCAGTAATGAGATATTATGAAAAGGACTATTTAACTGATAATGATGAGCAAAGAGATTCACAAAGAAGTCAATATCAATTATTAGAAGTTCGTAGAGTTGAGATATGGACTAAGGACGATGTTTCTTATTATGTGCAGAAAGAACCAAACGGACTTTATGTATTTGAAAGTTCACGTTCACATTTTGAATTAACCAATCCCTTATTAAATCCAGAAGACCAAACAGCCAAAGGAAGCTGGGGAAAACCTCCGTTTATATTCCTGAACAACAATAGCGAAAAGGAAAGCGATCTACTCCCGATTAAATCTCTCTTGGATGCTTACGACGCTGTTTCTACTGGTTACTTTCAAGATGTTGATACTATACAAACGGTTTTCTTCCACGTTAATGATTATGCTGGAACGGACATAAAAGAATTAGCTCCGACATTAAAACTAATGAAAGGAATCAATACTTCCGGTCCCGATGGAAAGTTTGAAGCCATACAAATAGAAATTCCTTTTGAAGCCAAAAAAGAAATCTTAACAATACTCGAAAAGAATATCTTCAGGTTTGGTGAAGGTGTAGACTTAACAGCGGTAAACAAGGGGGCGAATATCCCCATCATAGGTGTTGAGGTTACTTTCAATGATCTGTATTTGAAAGGGAATAATACAATCAGTCAATTAAAACTGGCACTTAAAGACTTTATTTGGTTCCTACTTTATTACATGGCAAACAAGAAATCACCCGGGCGTGTAGATTCAAAGAACGTTCAAGAGCTTGCTGATTCTGTAAGTGCTGTTATTAAGGTTAGTAAAATCAGTAATGATACAGAGCTAATAGCCAACTTGATTTTAAGCAAGGGCATTATGAGCAACGAAGCTATAATGAATAAGCACCCCTACATCGATGACGTGGAAGAGAATAAAGCTCAATTAGAGGAAGAGGCTACTGTTAATCTTGACACAGTTCCACCCGCCCCGATTGATAATGCACAGCAGAATAATAATCAGAAACAGGTTGCATAATGTCAGATGCACATTGGACAATAGTAATTATCGTTTTCTTGTTTGCTTTATTCATCTACAAACCAAGGAAGGGTTAAAATGAGAAACTGTTATAATTATGAATCTACCTGGTCATCTTGTTTTATTTGTGGAGAAAAAGAGTCTTGTCAATTCAGAGTAAAACATCCTCGGGTTAATCTTTTGAAAATCTTACAGGCTCTTATGGCAATCGGGATTATTATAATAATGTTATTCCTGCCTAAACAGGAACTGCCAGACGGAGATATATAAAATGTATTTAATTAAAACAAGAGGTAATAAATGGGATTATTTAATTCGTTCAGCAAACTTACTCAAAAAGTTATATCAAAATTTAAGAATACTGGTTATGACAAGAAACCGATTCAAGTTCCTACTGCAACTATTGCACTTAAGAAGGGCGTATCTGAAACTGTTATTAAGCGTGGGCGTTTTAAGGGTTACAAACTTAGAAAAGCACGTTCTAATAGATCGTTCAGGGCAGAGGGTAATTTTATGATTAAATATAACTTCGGGACATTTAGTCCAGTCCCTGCCTTGCCTGGATTTGAATATTTGCGTAAAAAGAAAGATAAAAATGATTCAGTATTAAATAAAGTTTATCGGGTATTATTTCCAAAACCAACAGCATACTTAAATAAAACAGAGAGGCAGAAAGTACAGATTAAAAAAGAAATTGAGAGAAAGAAACTTGCCGCTGAATTAAAAATTAAAAGGGTTGCATAATGGGGATACTATTATCATTCGGCAATTGTATCCATAGAATAAACAGACGTTCTTTACACGTGCCTAAAAAAAGTATTAAAACAGAAGTCAGTTCTAAAATTTGCCTTCCCGATAATACACGTTCAGGTGATTGCTCTCCTGGTAGTGGGAATATGTCAAGACTAAAGCCTATTATCCCTGATAACAGGAGACGGATTACACACAAACAGGAGTGTATCAACAAAATGAATGCACTTGAATGTAATCAATGGACGAAGGGAAGCGGATTCAAATATCAAGAAGTAATTTAATGCCATCCCAAGAATCCATAGCATTATCAGAACTAACAACAAAGAAAATCAACTCCCTGTTATCCAATCGTGATCTCAATGCAGATGAAGAATATTTAAAATTTGAAAGTGAGTTACTTGGTACTTACAAAAGATCACTAATAGCAATTAAAGATCAAATCCGTGCGATGTATGAGAAGTATGGCGATACGGTAACGTTATCTGATATGCAAAACTATAACAGGTTAAAGAATCTTGAAATACAGATTACTAAAGAAATCAATACACTAAATGCTAACATTACAATCAGGACAAGAAAGCAGTTAGGTAACTTCTTTGAATCGAATTTTTATCAAACAGGTTTCGCAATTGAATCAGGGTTAGGGATGGATTTAAGTTTCGGGTTATTAAATCCTAATGTAATTATGGAAGCAGTTGCAAATCCCTATGACTGGGAAGGGCGATTGAAACTATGGAATAATAAACTACTACTGGATATAAAGCAGAATGTAACGGATGGACTAACTCAAGGGCTTGGATTAGTAAAGACTACTAAAAACATTCAGTCCTCTTTTGAAACTAATCTAGGTAAAAGAGCAGCAGACAAAATTACAAGGTCGAACATTTTAAGAGTAGTGAGAACTGAATCAACAAGGGCGCAGGAGCTAGGGAATCAATCAGGTTTCTATCAGGCTCAAAGTGATGCTGAATCCTTAGGCTTCGATACGTTAAAGATGTGGGATGCCACGCTTGACTCACGTACACGCCCTAATCATGGGGCTATGGAGGATAAACCAGCCGACAAGGATGGGATGTTTCACTTTACCACTATGGACGGAAATAAGATTCTTGTTGAAGGTCCGCATTTAACTAATACAACGGACGATATTAATTGTAGGTGCAATTCAAGAATCCAGATTAAAGGCTTAGAGCCATCCGTAAGAAGGGATAACGAAAATAAGACGGTTATAAAATATACTACTTACGATAATTGGAAGAAGGTACTAAAATGAGTGATATAATAATTGAAATTCCGATTGATGCGGGTGCTACCGAAAAGAGCAATACAATTAAAATTCTTATTAAAGACAAAAAGTGCAAACCAGCAACAGAGAATTAAATGCCCGACATTGAATCCTTAACATTCCCTGTATTAAGACAAATGAATCTCATCAATGAAAAGGAGTTGAGAGATCTGTTTATCATAAACGATTTTAAGGGAATGAGAGCCGATGGATTAACTGTTGAGGAGTGTATTGAAATATGCTCACAAAGGAAATACAATAATCAGTGCCTATCAAGATATATGATAAGGTATATCATTTATAAGAAGGGGTTATCATAATTTCCCTCTTAATTTAATCCTAATGGTTTTGAGAAGTTTTTTAATTGTGTGCTTATAAAAATAAGCGTTTGTGATAATCTTCTTACATTCCAAATATGGATCGAAGTTAGGATCAATTTTATATTTTACTGCATCTTTACCAAATATCATTTCTTCTCCTTAATTAGTTTAATTTTCGGTATCCCCTTCCACGGTATATGAACCTCGACAACATTCTCCTTAATCAATTTCATTACAAAATCAGCAAGTCCCATAGTTCCCCTTGATAAGTTAATCAAATCAAACTCCTTAGACGTAACTCGGAATTGTATTTGGCAATCACGCCCGCCCTTGTGAGGGGTGATTATTCGTTTAATCTTTTTCATTTTCATATATCTTTTATTAAATCAGGATTTTCATAAATATTGCCGATAACACTTCCATTAAAACAATTATCATAAGATGCAGTTTTGTTATTCCATTTTACCACAACTCTTTTGATCGGATTGTCGCCCCTAGGTATTAACAAGGAATAATATTCCATTATATCTCCCTCATAAATCTCAACCCCGTTTCTGTCTTTTAGTCCGATAAATTGCATTGCATCTTTACCCTCCATATAAACCACATGGCGAAATGATTCTGGTTCAACGTCAGGGCAATCATCTCCAATTGCCTGCAATAGATCGCCCAGCCCTTGATAAATCATTTTCTTTTCTTGGAATTGTTCCCCCTTACTATTCCATCTGTCTATGTCTGCAAATACCCGAAGCCTAACTTCTCTCAACTTATACTCCTTAATTGTTTTTAAACCTACTTCTAATATAACAGTTTGACTTGCAAAAGTCAATGAAGACTTTCTAAAATTATTAGAATGACTTTACACAAATCTTAATTTAATATTACCCAGTCGCTTTTAGTACTTTCCCGGCAAACAGGAAAAGAGATTACGAAGAGAGAACTTCAACAAACACAGTCAAATCTAAACCATAAGGACAATCATGGAAAAATTAACAAGTTTACCTACACCTGAATTATTTGCTTCGACCTATAAGGATCACGTTCTATATGTTGCTAAAGCAGACGAAAACGTCATTGTTACTAATAATGGGGAATGGATGCCTGTAACAAAGCACTCCGCAGAATTAGCAGCAAAGACTACAGAAATTGAAACTCTAAAATCTCAACTTGAATTAACTACTACCGAAAACAAAAAACTTGTGAAAGAGTTTAAGGACGTAGATGGGTTCAAAGAGAGGGTGGATAAATTAGAAGCTGAAAAATCCGAAGCACTTAGAACCCTTGAATCAACTAAAAAATCCTATACCATCAAAGAAGCGGTAAAAGATGCCTATAGAGATTTAGGAGTACAGGCTAAGTACCTGGATTATGTCATTTCTAAAGAACATCCTGAAATTGATAAGGTAGAATTGAAAGACGGTAAATTTGTGATAGCGGAAGACAAGATAAAAACATTAAAAGATAATTACAAAGAAGTTATCGGCACTGTTACTGTTAAGGGCTTTGTGCCCGGAAATGGTAAGGTGAATGACGATAACGAACCCTCATCCTTTGCTGAAGAGTTTAAGGATAAGTTTCATTAAAATTTAAGGAAAATAAAATGCCTACATTACGAGAACTTGAAATCAAATTTGCTAAGAAACAATCTCAGCAAATAAATTATTTAACTGAAGAAACCCCCATCCTAGCTATGCTGGATTGGCAAAAAGCGACCCATCAATTATCAAACGTATTTGAGAGAGTCAAAAGTATTACCGAAGGATCATTCGTTGATCTTGATGCCCCTTTATCAATCGTTGGTGCGGCTACTGAACTTGATTCTACTAAACTTTTGAAAATGGGCGGAAGATTAGTTTGTGGATTTGATAAGGGTTTAGCCTTTGGAAGTGCGACCGCTTATTTTGAATCTAAAATTCCGCTAGTATTATCCGCGACTGGGATGGCTGTTGAGACACAGTTGTTATATGATAACTTCAGGGCTGTTGCTCTGGATAATGATAGGGTGGTTAATATCGCCGCTCCTGGAACTACTTCAAATGATAGATACTCCATCCTTGCTGTAAGATTTAAGACAGGCGAAAATAACGGTTTATATCCGGGCGAAGGATTCCCCTCTGGTTATATACTTAAACCATCTGTGTTGAATGGTGGAAATCAGCATAACATTGGTCCGAGTAACTATCCCGGCTCTGAATATATGGACGGTACTATGGGTTATGCTATGGATTTGTCCTCTTATTTCGGATGGCAAATTGCTAATGTTAGAACTGTTGCCGTTATACCGAATATTAAAGAAGGAAAACTTCCTACATCCAAACAGTTGGACGAACTATTGAGAATGGTAAGAGCTTCTAATAACACATTCCTATTTATGCACCCCGCAGTTAATGACATGTTGGTCGATGCTTATAGAGACGATATAATCCCCATAACAGTAACCAGTGGAAACGTTCCTAGAACTGTTAACGCATGGAATGGAATTCCTTTCGTTACCTCTTATAACTTTTTACCAGGGACAGAGGCTTTAGTTTAATTTTTGTAAATAATATTTAAGGATAAGAAAATGTACAAACAGTTTAATAAATTTGAAGTTGATTACTTAGCCAAAGAGCAAATAGTTGTCGCTTCAAATACCAACACAGATGGTAACGGTGGAGCTTTTGATCTATCGGGGACTCAGGGATCCATTGAAATAATTGCTCAGGCTTTTACCGATATAGTAATTCCCGATACTAAAATTTTCACTGTAAAATTGCAATCTTCCGCTACTGATTCTGGCTATACTGATCTCGTAACTCTTTACACAAAAACAGCAGCCGCTGTTTCTCCTGCAGTTACCGAAACAATTCTTGCGGGAACGATTTTAGGTCGATATATAGTCCCCAATGATGCGAAACCCTACATTAAAGCTAATCTCGTTTCTAATGACACCGGCTTTACTGGGAAGGTCAATGTGTTTCAATCCGAAGTTTCGAGGTAACAAATGAACATAAATCAAAATGATCTTAAAAGTGTTCATAAAAGATTAAGAAGCGCACTAACCGGACTTGCTGCTAACATACTCCCCTCAATGGGGAATGTATGGTATGTTAACGGATGGGATGGAAGTGACACTCTTAATTCCGGCTCATCTCCCGATTCGGCATTCAAAACAATGGCTCACGCCTTTACAGTCCTTGCAAGTAATGATACCATTTATTTAACAGGTAGAATTACAGAGCAAATTGTTGCACCTCTCGGAGTTTATGATGTATCAATAATCGGATGCACATCTAACCCTAGACAGTCAACAAATAATGGTGTACAGGCTGGTTATTCTGCTTACTGGAAATATTTAACCGCAAATGTGGCGACTGCAAATCTTGAGTTGATTGAACAAGGATGGACTATTCAGAATATCGTATTTGAGCCAACCGCTACAGGAACTGGCATTCTACTTACGAGAGCTGAAGATGCAGTACATCCAGATCCCTCACATGCTGTAATTACAGGATGTAGATTTGTTGGCGGAGCTTACGGAGTTAAATCAGTTGATGGCACTTTTAATTTAAGGATCACTGATAATGTATTCCAGACACAAACCACTTATGCAATAGCAGTAGTGGCGGGTGTAGGAATAGCTAACCCTGCTCAATGGCATATTACTGATAATCATTTTAGAGACTTCACGGGTGGGGTGTTGATCCCGGGTGCTAACGGAATGAAAATTAAAGGTAACTTCTTTACCGATGGTGGAACTCCGAATGCAACAGTTGTATTAAGCCTAACCGGTGGAGATAATAATTTTGTAATTGATAATTATTTTCAGACTACTACCGCTAACTTTAATGCTCCTGATATAGTAGGCAATGCCACAGACGTTTGGAATAACGTTTCTATTGATGGACAAGCCTCTAGTATAGGGCGTGAAATCGGTACTCCTGCATAATTTCAAAGGAATAATAAAATGTCCTCTGAAATTAACTTTAATAAAATAAAAGCCTTTGGAAACAGAGGCTTATTATTCCTGTCTAAAAATCTAACGGATAAGAAATGAAAAAGAAAATAATTTTAATTTTGGTTTTAATGAGTTCTGTTATTTTATTAGG